ATTCAACCCACGGTAATTGATCAGATAAACGAGGATTAAACTATGGCTAATACAAAAAAATCTTCCAGAAAAGCAAACATGAAGCCGGGGGACGTAATTGTTACTCCTAACGGAGCTTATGAAATAAACAAGGATGGCAAGCCAATTAAGATAAGCGAAGCAAATCGTGTTCGCGCTGGCGGGCCTCCCGGAGATACTGGTCTGCCAGTAAGTACTAGACAGCAAACAATTCAACAAATGCTAGATAAAAAGGAAAATGCAAAAAAGCCAAAGCCCAAGCCAAAAGCAAAGGCAAAAACAGCACCTAAGCGCAAGAAAAAGTAATGAAATACTTTAAACGAGAAGAATTTAACTGCACTCATACCAACAACAACGAAATGGATGACGCATTTCTGGAGAAGTTAGACGAATTGCGTGAAGCCTGCGGCTTTCCTTTTGTGATTACCTCGGGTTACAGAGATCCCTCCCACCCCAACGAGGTCAATAAGGAAAATCCTGGCACCCATTCACAAGGTATCGCCTGTGATATCCGCGTAAACAACGGTGTTGAGCGCATGAATATCGTCCATAACGCGCTAAAACTAGGGTTTGGTGGTATCGGAGTGGCTCGATCCTTTGTTCACGTCGATAATCGCGACACAACCCCCGTTATGTGGACGTACTCATGAAGTTTTCGCACGGTGATGCCCTAACCGCTGGTTCTGCTAACCACATCTTAGCGGTGCCTGCTGGCTATGATGCTATTGTTACCTATCTGTTTATTTCTAACACCGGAGCTAACAAAAGCATTAGCGCCAAATGGGTTCATAACGGCGTTAATATCGACTTCATAGCAGGAAAGAACGTAAACGCCGACGAATTCTTGGAGTTTGGCGGTCAATACGGTGAGTTCCTTGTGGCAAAAGAGGGTGACACTATTACCTTAACGCCAGAAGCAGGCTCTACCTTTGTTAGTATCATCTCGTTTGAACTGGTAACTGCAACACCAAGGTTAAATTTCTAATATGGTGATTGTCCTTGGCGCAGACTGGTGCAAAGGCTGTCGGTTTATTAGAGAAAAACTGACAAAGTGCGACATAGATCATAAGTATGTGCGGCTTCCGCCGGGGGAAGATGGTTGGAACATGGTGGAGATGCTGACAGGTCGCAGAGCAGTACCGGCAGTCATGTATAAATTTGGCTCTCCTATTGAACTAAACGATCTTCTTAAACAGGCTGGTGCAGAAGAGCGTGAATTAACCGAAGAAGAGTTAGACGACCTTGACTGACTTAAACATTGAACTATTGCCTTGGCAACAAAAGGTATGGGCAGACGATACGCGCTTTAAAATTGTGGCGGCAGGAAGGCGTACCGGCAAATCTCGACTAGCCGCGTGGATGTTGATAGTAAATGCTCTGCAGGCCGATAGGGGACATGTATTCTACGTTGCACCAACCCAAGGACAAGCGCGGGACATCATGTGGCAAACTCTTTTGGAGTTGGGTCATCCTGTTATCGCTGGCAGTCACATCAATAATCTACAGATCAAACTGGTCAACGGAGCAACCATCAGCCTCAAGGGTGCCGACCGACCAGAAACAATGCGAGGTGTCAGCCTCAAATTCTTAGTGTTAGACGAATACGCAGATATGAAGCCTGATGTATTCGAGCAGATCCTAAGACCCGCTTTGGCGGATCAAAAAGGGTGTGCGATGTTCATTGGGACGCCAATGGGAAGGAACCATTTTTACGAATTGTACAAATATGCAGAGCTTGGAGATGATGAAACTTACACGGCTTACCATTTCACTTCTTACGATAATCCTCTGCTTGATAAAGATGAAATCAATGTTGCTAAAAGGAGTATGTCTAGTTATGCGTTCCGTCAAGAATTTATGGCGAGCTTTGAGGCTCGCGGGTCAGAAATGTTTAAAGAAGATTGGGTTAGGGTCGAAGACAGTAAAGATCCCAGCGGGGACTACTACATCGCCATCGACCTCGCCGGCTTCGAGGAAGTCAACAAAAAACGCACCAAAAACGCGAAGCTCGACGAAACAGCGATCGCCGTCGTCAACGTCTCGGAAGAAGGCTGGTACGTCGAAAACATCATCCACGGCAGGTGGACGCTCGACGAAACCGCGATCAAAATCTTCCAAGCCGTAAGAGACTATAGGCCGGTATCAGTAGGTATCGAAAGGGGCATAGCCAAACAAGCGGTTATGTCCCCATTAACTGACCTACAAAAAAAGTACGGTACGTTTTTTCGGGTAGAAGAGCTAACCCATGGCAACAAAAAGAAAGTTGATAGGGTTATGTGGGCGCTACAGGGGCGTTTTGAAAACGGTTATATCACACTTAACAAAGGCGAATGGAATGCAAGATTCCTTGACCAACTCTTTCAATTCCCTGATCCTTTGACCCATGATGATTTGATAGATGCGTTAGCTTACATTGATCAGCTTGCAGATGTGGCTTATGACTACGAATACGAAATTGACGACCACCAAATATTAGATGTGGTAGCAGGATACTAATTATGTCGGAACTTTACGAAGAAGATCCCATTGTTATAGAGCAGTCTGTTGAAGGCTGGGTAATGACAAAGTGCGAGGATTGGCGTGACTACTACGAATCAAACTATGAAGCTCGCTTTGAAGAATACTATCGGCTATGGCGTGGCATCTGGGATCCTGCTGATAGCGATCGCAAGTCTGAGCGTAGTCGTATTATTTCTCCTGCTTTACAGCAAGCTGTGGAATCTAATGTCGCCGAGTTAGAAGAGGCTACATTTGGCAGAGGCAAGTGGTTTGATGTTTCTGACAACATGGGCGATACAGAACGGCAGGATGTTCTTTTCCTTAGAAATAAACTCACCGAAGATTTTGAAGACTGCATGGTTCGCAAGGCTGTTGCAGAATGCCTAATTAACTCAGCGGTATTTGGTACGGGCATTGGTGAAATTGTCATTGAAGAAATGAAAGAAATGACGCCAGCAACCCAGCCAATCATGGATGGTGACCTGCAAGCAGTAGGAATCAATATTCAAGATAGGGTTAAAGTTAAGTTACGGCCTATTCTTCCTCAAAATTTTCTTATAGATCCCGTAGCAACTAGCGTAGATGAGGCGCTAGGCGTGTGCATCGATGAGTTTGTTAGTCGTCATCATGTAGAAATGTTGCAAGAACAGGGCGTTTATCGCAAAGAATATGTTGGGCCTGCGGCTCCCGATACAGATCTTGAGCCAGATCAGGACATTACAATCTATAACGATGACAAAGTCCGCCTAACTAAATATTACGGCCTTGTTCCGCGTGAGCTTCTTAATGATTCCATGAATGAAGCCAACGAAGACATTGAAATGGGCGATAGCTACTACATTGAAGCGATTATTGTTATAGCAAACGGTGGTATTTTGCTAAAAGCAGAGCCAAACCCGTACATGATGCAAGATAGACCTGTTGTTGCATTCCCTTGGGACGTAGTGCCAGGGCGATTTTGGGGTAGAGGCGTTTGTGAAAAAGGATATAACAGCCAAAAAGCATTAGATACTGAGCTTCGAGCGCGTATTGACGCTCTTAGTCTGACCATTCATCCAATGATGGCGATTGATGCGACTCGATTACCTAGAGGCGCAAGACCAGAAGTCCGTCCCGGCAAAATGATTCTTACTAATGGAGATCCTCGTGAAGTACTTCAGCCGTTTAACTTTGGTCAGGTTAATCAAATTACGTTCGCGCAAGCCGGAGCGTTACAACAAATGGTTCAGCAAGCAACCGGAGCAGTCGATTCCGCTGGTATTGCTGGACAAGTTAATGGAGAGTCAACAGCGGCAGGTATTAGCATGTCTCTTGGCGCTGTTATTAAGCGTCATAAGCGTACCCTTATTAATTTTCAACAATCCTTTTTGATTCCGTTTGTTAAAAAGGCCGCGCATCGGTATATGCAGTTTGATCCTGAAAACTATCCTGTTGCTGACTACAAATTTAATGCCAGCAGTACACTAGGCATCATTGCTCGTGAGTACGAAGTAACTCAGTTGGTACAGTTGTTGCAGACAATGGGTCAAGACTCTCCGTTGTATATGACATTGGTTCAGTCGGTTATTGACAACATGAACCTGTCTAATCGTGAAGAGTTAATTGCCGCACTAACTCAAGCTATGCAACCCAATCCAGAAACACAGCAAATGCAGATGATGGCACAGCAAACTCAGATGCAATTCCAGCAATCGCAAACCAATGCACTTAATGCTCAAGCGCAAGAGTCTACAGCAAGAGCCACAAAACTTGCCGCAGAAGCTCAAGCGGTTCCTGTTGAGCTTGAAATTGATAGAATCAACGCAGTCACTCGTAACCTCAAGGAGGGGGATGCAGAAGACAAAGAGTTTGAGCGTCGAATGAAAGTAGCAGAGACGTTAATCAAAGAAAGAGAAATGGAGAGTAAAGTAAATGTTGACAGACCGAGAGTTGCAGATGATATTTCAGAAGTTCAACGTGCAATTGGAGCCGTTGAAGAAGGAGATACAGGAGCTGAAGTCCCAACTGAAGGAGTTGAGTGATGGCAAGGGATCCAAGACTAGCACGCGCGGGCGTAAACGGGTTCAACAAACCGAAGAAAACGCCGGGGCACCCCACTAAATCGCACGTTGTAGTTGCAAAGCAGGGTGATAAGATCAAAACAATTCGTTTTGGTCAGCAGGGTGTTAAAGGTGCAGGGAAAAATCCTAAAAGCGCAAAGGATAAAGCGCGAAAAAAAAGCTATTACGCTCGTCACAACGCCCAAGACTCAAATCCCAGTAAACTATCTGCGCGTTATTGGTCGCATAAGGTTAAATGGTAGACACTATGAAAGTACCAGCACCTGAAGGTTATCATTGGATGAAGAAAGGTAGTGGTTATACCTTAATGAAAGATCCCGCTGGCGGTTATAAAGCGCATAAAGGCGCAACCAAGTCAGCAGAATTTAAAGTTCAAAAGACTCATGGAGGCAAAAAGTGAAAGACAAAGACCATACGATAAGTTATCGACCTCTTGAGTATTACTCTATGTGCGAAACGTCAAAGCGTCGTATCAAGGAGATGCAAGACCAAGGGTTTCCAACCAAGTACGATTCTAAAGAAAAGCCAGAAGATGTTGGCAAAATGGACTCGTATAATTTTATGATGATTAGCAAATAGCTAGGAGGTTGTTATGCCAGGCTACAAAATGAAACCAAAACCAAAAGCTAAGCCTAAAGCAAAATCAAAACCTAAAAAGAGGCCAATGCGCTCGGGTGGTCAGCGAGGCTACTAATGAAAAAGCCTACAAAGTCCAGAGTTAATCAGTCGGGCAACTACACTAAGCCTACTATGCGAAAGAATCTTTTTAGCAAGATTAAAGCAGGTGGCAAAGGTGGAAAGCCCGGTCAATGGTCTGCTCGAAAAGCCCAGATGCTTGCCAAACAGTACAAAGCTAAGGGCGGAGGCTATAAGTAATGGCTCTTAAAAAGCCACAAAAGTCTTTAAAGAAATGGACTAAGCAAAAGTGGACTACCAAATCAGGTAAGCCATCAACGCAAGGGTCAAAGGCAACTGGAGAAAGGTATTTGCCTAAAGCGGCTATCAAATCGCTGTCGGCAAAGGAGTATGCGGCAACAACTCGCAAGAAACGCAAGGATACAGTTGCAGGTAAACAACACTCTGCCCAACCCAAACGCATTGCAAAGAAAACAGCTAGGTCACGAAAAGCCTGACTTTTTTAAAAAAGCATGGTAAAAGGCAGTTAATCAACCAAAGAGAGAAAGAATTATGACACCTGAGCTTGAGAGGTACTTTGATAATTACAATACACTGTTTAACCATGAGGGTTTTAAGCAGTTATTGGAAGAGATATCAGCTAACGCAAAACAGTTAACGGATATCCAAACAGTTAAAGATCAGGAGGAATTGTTTTTTCGCAAAGGCCAAGTTGCCGCGTTTGCTACAGTATTAAATTTGGAAGCAACGATTGAAGCGGCAAGAGAGCAGGCCGAAACGGAAGGGCAAGAAGAGTTAGATGTATAAGATATATGACTTCCGTTGTGATTGCGGGCATATATTTGAAAGAATGGTACGCAGTGGGGAGACAGTCAGTAGGTGCGACTGTGGCTTAACTGCTACTAAAATGCTGTCAGCGCCTAAGTGCGTACTCGACGGATCTAGTGGGGACTTTCCTGGTCGTCACATGAAGTGGGTACGAGAACACGAAGAAGCTGGCAGGAAACGTAAATCTCCATAATGACTTAGTTCACGGAGTTTAATTATGTCAAGAGCAACAATGCTTGATCCGCACCTCGAAGAGGAGAATGCAGACGACGTTGAAAGCGAAACTCAAGAGATTCAGGAGCCTGAAGAGGCTGTTGAGCAACCTCAAGCTGAAGTAGAAGAAGACACTGACAGTGACATTCCAGAGAAATACCGAGGTAAATCTCTGAAAGAAGTTGTTCAGATGCACCAAGAAGTTGAACAGGTGATGAGTCGGCATTCTGCTGAAGTTGGTGAGCTTCGCAAGGTAGTGGATGAGTATATTACAGCTCAACCACAATCAGCACCTGAACAGAATGTTGAGCCTGAAAGTGATATTGATTACTTTACAGACCCTCAAGGCGCTGTTAATCGTGCGATTGAGAACCATCCTAAGATCAGAGCGGCAGAGGAATACTCGGCAAACTATAAAAAGCAATCAGCCTTGGCTGAGCTTAACAATAGGCATCCAGATATGCAGAATATTCTGAATGATCCTAAGTTTGCAGAGTGGATCAAAGCCTCAAAGATCCGGACTCAATTGTTTGTAGAAGCCGATCAAGAGTACAACACAGACGCGGCTGACGAACTTTTCTCTTTATGGAAGGAAAGGAAGACAGTAGCAACGCAAACCGCAAATGTTGAAAAACAAGTGCGTAAGCAACAACTCAAGGCGGCTAGTACAGGCAACGCAAAGAGCAGTGGCGAAAAGGCAAGTAAAAAACAGTATCGTAGGGCCGACATCATTAAACTGATGAAAACAGACCCCGAGCGTTATCATTCGATTTCTGATGAAATCTTTAAGGCATACGCAGAGGGTCGAGTCAAATAATCTAAAGGAGATTTGACATGGCTACTGCAACATACCCCGGCGCGGCGGGTAATACTGCGAAGACAGAAGCGGATACTTTTATCCCCGAGATTTGGTCGGATGAAATTATTGCCGCTTATCAAAAGAACCTGAAGATGGCTCCGCTTGTTAAAAAGCTGGCTATGTCAGGCAAGAAAGGTGACAAGCTTCACATTCCTAAGCCCATTCGTGGTGATGCAAATGTTAAGGCCGCTGATACAGCAGTTACTATCATTGCAAATACTGAAGGTGAATTGACTGTTGATATCGATCGTCACTTTGAGTACTCACGTCTTATCGAAGACATCGTAGAAGTTCAGGCTCTTTCTAGCCTCCGTCAATTTTACACTGAAGATGCGGGTTACGCTCTTTCAGTGCAAGTTGACAATGACCTTCACGCGGCGGGTACTGGTTTTGGTGATGGTGGTGCTGTTGTCTTTAGCCCAGCGGCTACTGACTATCAACACACTGGTTGCTTCTTTAATGACGCTGGTACTACTACTCAGTACACCGACGACACTATGGTAGCGGCTGACGTGTTCACTGATGCTTTTTTCCGCAACATGATCCAGAAGCTTGATGACAACAATGTACCTATGGACGGACGTTCGCTTGTTATTCCTCCTTCGGTTCGCAACACCATCATGGGCATTGACCGGTACGTGTCTTCTGACTTCGTAACCGGCCAAGCAGTTAACTCTGGCCTTATTGGTAACTTGTACGGCGTAGACATCTACGTTTCTGCTAACTGCCGAACTATCGAAGCGGCGGCTGATAACACAGCTTCTTCTGTCGATACTCGTGCGGCACTTCTGTTCCACTCTGACGCTATTGTCATGGCAGAACAGCAAGCTGTACGTTCGCAGACTCAGTACAAGCAGGAATACCTCTCGACTCTGTACACGGCTGACTGCCTGTACGGTGTTCAGGTATACCGTCCTGAAGCTGGTTTCGTACTCGCAATCGCTGAGTAAGATACCTGGGGGGTCGCAAGACCCCCTTCCTTTTCTTTTGTAGGAGCTTTAGATGGCTTTATTTCGTGGCACAGGTGGATCTGGAGATGCAAGTACAGATACTTTTGCATCTGAAGTTGCATTAGAAGCAACCAAAGCCTCTACAAAAGCAAATGAAGCGGCGGCGTCCGCAACATCTGCGCAGACTGCACAAGCGGCGGCTGAAGTAGCTAAAGCGGCGGCAGAAACTGCACAGACCAATGCAGAGACAGCAGAAACAAATGCAGAAACAGCGGAGACTAATGCTGAGACTGCGGAGAATGCGGCGGTAGCGGCTCAAGGCTCTGCGACAACTGCTAAGACAGCGGCTGAGACAGCTCAGTCTGCGGCAGAGGTAGCCAAAACAGCCGCCGAAACTGCCAAAACAAATGCTGAAACTGCGGAAACTAACGCATCTACATCAGCAACCACGGCTACAACCAAGGCCACTGAAGCGGCAACTTCTGCCACTTCTGCCAGCACTTCTGCCACTTCTGCCAGTACGTCAGCAACTAGTGCGGCCACTAGTGCAACAGCGGCACAAACGGCACAAACTGCGGCAGAGTCTGCTAAGACTGCGGCTGAGGCCGCTCAGAATGCAATTGATGGTCTTTACCTTGGTGCCCAGTCAAGTAATCCCACAGTTGACCTAAATGGTAATGCTGTTACTACAGGCGACTGGTACTTTAACACTAGTGACAACAGCACTAGGATTTACACTGGAAGTGCTTGGGACTCAATTAACCCTAACCTTGTTGGTGACACTAGTCCACAATTAGGCGGCAACCTTGACCTAAACAGTAGAGACATTACAGGCACAGGTAACGTCAACATTACAGGCAGTGTAGTACTTAGCGGTACTGTCGATGGTCGTGACGTAGCCGCAGATGGCACTAAGCTAGACGGCATTGAGGCCAGTGCTACAGCAGATCAGACAGCGGCAGAAATTAGGACGCTTGTAGAGTCAGCTTCAGACTCCAATGTGTTTACTGACGCAGACCATACGAAACTTAATGGTATTGAAGCCAACGCTACTACTGACCAAACAGCCGCAGAGATTCGTACACTGGTTGGCTCTGCTACTGACTCTAACGTCTTTACTGATGCAGACCACAGTAAGCTGGACGGTATAGAAGCAGGCGCTACAGGTGACCAAACTAATGCTGAGATTAGAGCCGCAGTAGAAGCCGCTACGGACTCTAATGTATTTACCGATGCTGATCACACAAAGCTTAACGGTATTGAAGCTAGTGCAGACGTAACAGACACAGCCAACGTAACAGCGGCGGGTGCTTTAATGGACTCTGAGGTAATTAACCTTGCAGAGGTTAAAGCCTTTAGTTCTGCTGACTACGCTACTGCGGCACAAGGCACTAAGGCTGATACAGCACACGGCTGGGGCAATCATGCTACTGCTGGCTATCTAACTGGCAACCAAACGATTACCCTTACAGGAGCTGTTACAGGCTCAGGGACAACTTCTATTGCAACTACACTGTCAACAATTGACGGGGGAACTTATTAATGACCACGATTAAACTTAAGAATGGTTCTGGCGCACCAACATCTGGGGATCTTGTTCAGGGCGAACCCGCATTAGACTTGACCAACAAGCGCCTCTACACAGAAGACTCAGGCGGTACTGTTATTGAAGTAGGTACTAATCCCGGTGTGGACGTTACCTTTGCTGATAATCGCAAGGCCATCTTCGGTGCTGGTTCTGACCTATCTATTTACCACGATGGTTCAGATAGTTATATACGAGAATTTGGTGCAGGTGATTTAAAGATTCAAGCAATTAATGTGCAAATCGAAAATAGTTCAGGCGTTAGAATGTTCAAGGGGGTTTCTGCTGGTGAGGCTATACTTTATCACAACAACGCTCAAAAACTAGCCACAACCTCCACAGGCATCGATGTTACAGGTGTTATTACCACAGACGGTATGACTACCTCTGCTGACATTAACTTTGGTGACAATGATAAGGCTCTTTTTGGTGCGGGTAGTGACCTACAGATTTTCCATAACGGAACTGACAGTTATATATCAGACACAGGCACTGGCGACCTTAATATTAAAGGTAGTAACAACATTTATTTATTAAGCGGAGCATCAGAGCTTTACGCTCAATTTACTACTGATGGTGCCGCTACGCTCTACTACGACAATGCCGCCAAGATTGCCACCACCTCCACAGGCATCGACGTAACTGGCACAGTGACTGCTGATGGTTTGACTGTCACAGGAACAAACGCAAACTTAACTTTAGGAACGTCTGGTAACGACATTACCTTTAACAGAAATGCTGACAACTATATTAATGCTTCTGGCGGAACATCGTCGAACATTATTATAAACCCACAGAACAGATTTGTTGTTAATACTGCTGGCGCAGAACGCATGCGCATTGACTCATCAGGTCGGGTAGGTATTGGCACTAGCTCTATTGGCTCTTCTACAAAATTACAAGTAGCTGGCAGAGGTTTGTTTACAGATGGTTTGCCTGATCCTGCTGACGGTTCACCAGCGGGTGTAGCAATTGGATACAACACAACTAGCGGCTATGGCTTTGTTCAAGCGATACAGACAGGCGTAGCTAATAAAGATTTGTACCTACAACCAAGCGGCGCTAACAATGTCATTATAGCTAACTCAGGCGGCAATGTCGGTATCGGCACTAGCAGTCCATCACAAGCGCTTCATGTGGCTGGTGCTGGCTCAATGATGTTAAATGAGTCTACTAGTTGGTCATATTTAAGACTGAAGTCTCCTAGTGCTAATGGTGGATACATACAATTTGCTGATGCCGAAGATGATGATGTAGGACAAATATTCTACTATCACGGCGCAGGCGGCAATTATATGTCTTTCACTACTAATGCTAGTGAAGCCATGCGTATCGATGCTAGCGGCAACTTGCTGGTTGGTACTACAAGTACAGCAAACATTGCTAATGCAACTCCTAACGTCGTTACTGATCAATCCTATGGCATTAATGACACAGTAAACAAAGTGGCATTTCAAGTTGATAGGATTAGCTTTGATAGCTCCAATTATTATGTTCTTAATTCTTCAGCTATTGGTGTAAAGCTTGTTAATGGTGCAACAGCTTGGACTACTCAATCTGATGAAACGCTAAAAGAAAACATTACAGAGTTGACTAACGTGTTGTCTAAGGTTCAAAACTTACGATGCGTTTCATATAACCTTAAATCACAAAATTCTGACGATGTTAAGCTAGGCTTTATTGCCCAAGACTGGCAAACCGATTTTTCACAAGTTGTTAACGTTGACCCTTGTGACGGAAAACTAGGTATGAATTACACAGAAACTATCCCTGTTTTACTCAAAGCTATTCAAGAGCAAACAGAAATTATTAATGACTTACGTGCAAGAGTTGCACAACTTGAAGGAGAAGCCTAATGGCTACATGGACAATTGCAAACCTAGAGCGTAACGTGGCAGACGGCGGTGTTACCGTTGCACACTGGCGTGTTACTGAATCTGAAACTGTTGGTACTGGTGACAACGCTGTTACCCACACTGCATCATCATACGGCACGTGTGGCTTTACACCTGATGCCTCTGCTAGTGACTTTGTTGCTTACGACAGCCTGACAGAAGAAGTTGTTATGGGCTGGGTACACGCAGAAGTAGATCAAGACGCTACTGAGGCGGCACTGACAGCTAACATTGCAGAGCAAAAAACACCAACATCTGCTGATGGTATGCCGTGGTAAACAATGTAAAAAAATGTTTATGGATATTGTTGATTAGTTTTGTTGGTTCGGTTTCTGCACAAACCA